CCGCGTGAAGACTTGATTGTTAAAGAGAGAGAGAGGGTTTAGCTTATTTTTTCGCTTTTTAGCGCACATTTATTTTAAAAGCTCTTTCCGATAGAGAACACCATTTTACCGCCGTTCCTATCCATCCATTTTGTTAATTGCGTTCTCATGGATCCAATATTTTCGATTCCCGCCATCATTTTCGGTATCCCACTCATCCTTCAGGGTGCCAGAGTTATTGCTTCACGCATCTTCCCACAGGCGGAAGAAAGCGACGTGAAAAGCAAGGGGTTGTTTAAGCGTGTGGCCGGCAGCATGCGCCGCGCCTTTGACACCAGCGCAGTTTCGCGCGTCCTCACAGTTTGGAAAGTCATCAGTCTTGTCACACTGAAGTCATACTTCAGCGTCCCCATTGGTATTGCACTGTTCATTGCCCTCGGTCCGTTCGGCCTTATAGCCTGGATGACCCTTGCAGCAACTGTTCTCGCCATAAATTTGTTTACCAATGTGTTCCTTGCAGTCACCGCTTTCAGTGTCATTATGACGATCGTCGTTCTTTTCTCGATAACCAGGAAATTGATGAAACGTTCGGCTGCTTCTTCTTCCCATACGGGTTTGGTTAAGCAAGCCGAAAAGAGCTCCCAGTTAACATCTTGGATGTTCACTGTTCTGCAAATCGTAGTCACCACTGTCGTTATGCCTGCCTTGTGCTGGTTTAATGGGTGGAAACATGGACTCTCCTCATACAATACCATCATGGCAGCAACCAAGAACGCTCAAAGCGTTTCTGGCCTGTTTGATGTGTTGACCTCAGCCGTGAAATCAGAACTCCCAACAGAAGGCTCAACGAAGGAAGAGAGAGCAAGGTTCACAAAAGTTTCGTCAGGAGACTTTTTGACTTTTGCAGAGTTAGTAGAATTAAACAAGAAACCAAAGAAGACCAACGAGTTGGCCATTGCGGTCGTTCTTAGTCAATCAAACATCCTTGCCACAATGCCATCAGATGAAAACCGCGCAACGTCCATGAATAAGTATTTTGCTATGCTTATGTCATGTGCTTGCCCTCAACTCTCCAGTTTTGACATCACTCCAACCGTTGATTTCATGCGTTCGAACATGCCTGGGTACACGGCTGATTTTTCAGTCTACGGCCCACTCGCGACTTCAATATGCCACAGGGGGGCCCCTTATGAACCAGGGCAACCTGTAATGTCCCCTATCTCGCAGACCGAACCAATCACAGTGACTGTCAAAAACTCAGCGCTTGAAACTGTCAAACTCACTCGTCAAGACCCAATCTACGTTCTTTCAGTGTGCTTCCCAGACGCCTTTGCAAGTTACTACGGTGTCAGGAAATTCAACCACAGTCGCCCTGACGGCCGTCCGTGGAGCACGCCGAAGACCACTTCCGAGCAGCTAAAAGAAATGCACGCGCAGGCTTACAGATTCATTTACGACAAAACCACGGTTCCTTTGGACCTGTGCGTTGAGTTCGTCATGCCTTTCTTTTACGTTTCCAGTGATTCTCTCAATGGAATAGACTTCTCATCAAAAACGGTCAACTTGACCACGTCACTCATTCCCCTTGGGTCCTACCACGCGATGTTTGTTCACACGAAGAGCACTCAAACAACTGCAGTTGATGACTTCATATCCACTTTTGAAATCCACAAAGTTGTCTTGAATCAGCGCATGTATCCTGTTGATGCCAGGTTTGAGAAGCCACTCCCCTCATCCGCTTTCTCACGCACAACAGACGATGCATACCAAGCGGCCCTTGAACTTGTCGCCCGTCATGAGGCGTCAGTCAAGCAAGCCAAAAGGCGCCAAGGAATCGATACCCGTTCTGTCGACTCCTCAGACTCTTCCTCTTCAAGCGATGACGACGATGAAGCCCCCGCCCTCACAAAAGAAACCCTCACCCATGTTGATCAGAAGCCCGATCTCACATTCGGTTCTCAAGCCTCCGACTCGGATTTACCATCTGGCGTAACAAACCAGATGAAACGCGATGAGACAGTTGAAATAATTGTTGACGAGGAAACCTACGACGATGAGGTTTCTTACGATTCGAGCACCGGTGCCTTTTTCGCAAGTGTGACCGGAGACGTCCCCGAGTTAGGTGCATATACTGTGCGCCAGACTGACCCGGTTGACTCCGCTACACCAGGATCGATACACAAGCTCGTTCACTCCAGCATCACCCGTCTGCAAAACTCTTCAACACGAAGCAAGATCCTCTTGGCCACTCTGGTCGTCCTCGGGTCTATCGTTGCACTTTACTTCGGCCTCAAGAAAAAGAAATCCGGCTTGAAGGAAAAGGCACTCAAAACAGCAAAAATGGCCCACTCAGGTCCCATTGACCAGCGCAACAAAAACAAGAAAGGCGAAAAAGGTCAAAAGAGGCATCGTGGCCAGTACGAAATCTTCGACGCCATAGCCACAAAGCAGCTCCAAGACATCTTTGATGCGGCAGAAAGCAAAGCCAATCCCCAGGCATACCTTGAGTCAATCCTTAATGAAGATATTATGGACGAACTTACAGATGCCTTCGGAAACGCCGGAGTTTCCTTCGCTCAAGGCCTCAGAGAACGTGGAAAAATGGCCTTTCGTATCAACGCTGCTCGCGCATCGTACAGCGACCGCGAGAGAGAGTACAACGAAGACTACAGACTGCACTACATGGATGATCGTGGAAACCAGTCGACAGCACCAAAACAAGAAGACAAGAAAGGAAAAACAGCGGCTCTGGCCTCAACGGCAGTGTCAGTAGGGTCCCAAGTAGTTGCCCAGTACCTTGGACAGGTCAAAGCAGCGAAAGGTTACACCGAACTCGATGCCAGGCTCACAGCCACCGACGAGAGACTTGAGGGTTATGGCAACCTTCGCGAGAAAATCGCGAAGAGCATTAATCCCCAAGCCACAATCAACATCAACCCAGACAACGTTGCTCGCGCAGTCTTCAGGTTGACAACTTCAACCGGCGTGTCAGCAATTGGCACACGTGTTGGAGGTGAGATGTATGCAAACATGCACTTCTGGAAGGAAGTCCCAGCAAACTCCGTTCTCACAGTTGATCCCCTCGTCCCCGGACTACAAAATTCGTTCACCGTCAACACTGGTAAGGCCTTTTCGGTCATCCCAGTCGGTACGGCTGACCTAGGGTCGTACAGAATCCAATGGCCAAGCGGCTACGTTTGTACCTCCCTTACCCTCAAGAATGACAAACCCATCGGTCTCGTGACCCCCGTCATCATGCCAATGAATTGCGACGGCAAGCTCACGGTTGCAACAACCCACCTTATTCAAGATGGCAAGCACTTCGCCTCTACGAATAATGGTGAGTCTGGCACGCCACTCATCGATGGAATGGGTCTCATTGTCGGCTTCCACAAGTCGGGCAACGAGAATGGCACCGCCCCATACGGCCTTGCCGTTACGAACAATGAGTGGGTTAAGACTCGCACAGGGAGTCACCTTCAACTTACGAAGGGGAAATCCTCTGCAGCCGTACCTGCTCAATAAGTACCCAAAGCGAACCGGAGAGGTATATGATTCCAGGCACCACCATGGACATTTGCCTGCAGCGTATGAAGACAACCCCTACCTTGAGGTTGTCCGACCAATACCCAATCCGTCCCCACTTGAAGGTAAAATAGTTGAATCTCCTTTCTTTGACGCAACATTCCACACCGAACGACAACACGAGTTTCTTCCCGTTGTCATCACTCCCGAAAGTGAGTATGACAACGTCTTACGATATGCTCACGAAGACAAACCTTGGCCCGATTACTTCAAGCCCATGTTTATGGCTTTCTGGCAGCGTCACGTTAAACAAGTTAATGAACAGATAGATGCACAGGAGGCACGAGACGACATGAAGAAAAACGGGAGCCCAGGCTGGCCTTGGAATATGTCCCACGCGACCAAACAGAATGTTCTTGATGACCCAGATTACTCCCAGGTAGCAGATGAGTACTGGTGTCAAGCAGGTTCAGAACTGTGCTTTCAGCGCGTTTGGCATCTCATTCCTAAGGACGAAAAGCTCCCAAAGGCAAAGATAGAATCAGGTAGGGCCAGAACAATCAAGGGTCCTCCCATCGAGGTTTTGGAACTCGGCAAGCGCATTTGCAACGATTTCAATGAATCATTTTACGACAATCGTTTCAAGAATCACAGCACTCTCGGCATAAACGTTTTAGGTGGCGACATTCACCACCTTGTTTCTCGCCTTACTAGGATCTTTACCGCAGCAAAACCAACACTGGTTAGTCCTAAAGAGCGCATGTTCTTTGATTCCGACGGCTCAAAGTGGGATGCAACTTCAATGTGCATCTCAGCCTTCGAATGCATTGCTCAGTTACGGTTTGAATCCTTCCTCCCGCAGTATCAAACTGTGGCCATGTACAATCGCCTAACAAATCTGTACAAGGAAGTTATCCACACCTACTTCACAAGCATATCCGGCTTCATTCTTCGCAAACACACTGGGAACACCTCCGGTCAGCCCTCCACGTCAGAAGATAACACACTCATTTCAGCGTTTTCCTATTTCATTGCCCTGGCACACCTTTCAGATAAAGATCCAGAGACCATAGCGCAGTGGTATTGCAATGGCGACGACAACATTTGTTGTTGCATCGATCCCAACATAACTTACGATAAGTTTGTTTGTTGGTGCAAGGAAAACATGGGTGTCGTTTTTTCGCGTGACACTGTACCGGGTGATAAATGGGCTTTAACCAGCTCCAGTTATCTCTCCCATTCATTTGAGAACATTGACGGTGTCTGGTACGGTAAACCCCGTCTAGACAAGGTTTTGTCCATTCTCGAGTACACCAAACGCTCGCACATGTACGACCCCGTCATCTACCTTGGTCAAGTGAGCGCCGCGTTAGCCCACCTTGTGTGCTACCCTGACGTTTACTATCTTGTTTATGCAGATGCGCAGAGGTTCATCGCCGAATTTTCTGACCTCTCCGACGGCACTGTCCCAGAGTGGGATGGTATCGTTGGTTCCATTGTTCCTTACTCTGTTATGCTCCGCGCCCAAGCCGGACCGTATTGGGGTTCCACTTTATACTAACCCAGTACTATACTTTATGGGCTGAAAAAGAGAAGGTACCCATAAAAAGAAATAACAGATTGCAAGTAATGGAAGCCATCACTCCAGCAGTCATCGCTGCCGCAGATGCAGCAAGAAAAAGAACCATCAAAACTCTCCAAAAGGAGGCAAACCTGGTACACAACGCAGTTTCAAAGTCGATCAAGGGTGCGGTCTCCAAATCCATGGGTCGTGGTGCCGACAATGTTCAAAAGAACAGAGTTGGCCCGCGCTCCCGCGCTCCGCACCCTTCCAAAGGCACTTCTCTCGTCCCCACCGATGTTCTACCCTACGTTCAGCCTGTTGCAACAGCTGAGCTTGCGAACATGACCAATTCGTTCACGATTCGCGACTCATCTTCTGCCTCAGGATGGAGTGGGCGCGTTCTTCGCCGTTTCGGGACAAGACTCGGGCTTACGATCGATGGAAATGAGCTGTTGTCCATAGTCACCATGCCGCAAAACGCCGCAACCTATGGAACGAATTTGCTGTCCATCAACATGAACCCTTTCGCATGGACCTCGACCCGTGCCCAGAGATTTTCTTATCTCTTTGGGCGCTACATCTTTTCAAACATCGAGATGCAGATCATCACCTCACTTCCCTCTGCAACCGTGACAGGTAAGTACCTCATTGCTTACAACACGGATGCAACAGTTGAAATGCCAAACCAAACACAAGACGGATACATCAGGATGTCCGAAATGCAAGGAGCACGAGAGGTTTCTCTTGGGCTCCCTTCAACCATGACTTGCCCCCTCATTCCCGCTGACCAGCCCTATTATACAGAAGAATCAATGGCTGGCCTTGGAGATCAGAACGTCCTTACGAATCAAGGAAAGGTCTGGATCAAGCTCGGTGGCATCCCCACCCTTTCCGGAACCGTTGTCCCCCCTGGAACCGAGTTGTTCTCCGTGAGAGTGAAGTACACACTTCACTTCATGGAGGGCGAGATCACGAATGGCCTTGGAGAGGATGTAACGGAAACGACCGCAAACTTTTTCATTTCGTCGAATCCCACTCCCCAAGATGTAAACACGTCCGCAATCACCCAAGTCACTGGATTTCAGCTTCCGAAGAAAAACACGCTCTACGCAATTTTTCCGAAAGCGAACGTTCAGGTCGTTGGTTATTCTCCCGTCTTACAAGCGTGGCAGAGCTACTATTGTAAGGTCACTGGAGCAGGAACCGGAACCGTCGCCGCCTTCTATCCCTCGATAGACGACTACCTTGCCGGCACAAACCCTGTTCAGTCAAACCTTCCCAATACTGCATCATCAACAACCGCGCCCATTCCGGTTTCATGGATTCGCATTGACGAGTCCGAGCTCTCAACACCACAGGTTTCGCATGAGGAATCCCCTCCCAAACCTTCTCAAAGCAGCAGAAACTCCATTGAGTTACTCGAATTGCAAACAAGGCTCTCAAAGCTTTTGTCTGCTCAAAACGATTGACCGTTTAGTTTTCTCCTTTTTTCTACAAGGGTTATAC